CCCCGTCTGCACCAGCGGCACCTGCAGGGCCAGTTGCGCCCGGTTCGCCTTGCGGCCCAGCAGGGCCTTGCGCGCCGGTGTCACCCACCAGCGATGCCAGCCATGCCGCCTCATTGCCGGAAAAGCCGTTTGCAACCGCGACTTCATAAGCCGAAGCGCCGTCAGCCCCATCGGCACCATCGGCACCATCGGCACCATCCGCACCAGGTGCGCCGCCAGTACCAAGCGCAGCGATTGCCTGCGCCGTGCGCTGGGGCGTCATAAGCACATCGTCGGCCAGCCCGGCCTCAGCCTCGGCTTGCGTGGCGACGGGGACTTCGTGATCTGCATTATATGCTGACCGAGCCAAACGTCCGGTGTCAGGCGCGGGCGGGTTGTGGCGGATGAACACCATGGTCGTTTCCTTTCGGTAAGGGGTCGTTTTTCAAAAGATGCCGAGGATCTTGCGACGGCTGCGCTTCACGGCCTCGCGGTCGCGGATCTCGCAGCGTTCGACGATGCCGATCGCGGACAAGGTCCGGTCATTGGCCTTGTCCAGCTGGCCGGTTTGGGCGTCGGCGAAGGCGATCCATTCGCCTGCGCTCTCGCCGTCCGGGAGCGGGGCGCCGGGGACAGGCTCGCGCCATTCACCGGGCAGCAGGCTGCTGCAGGCACTCTGGGTCGCCACGATAGGCGGCGCGTTTACACAGGCTGCGCATGCCAGCCCCGTGAACATCAGAGTCGACAGGCGCATCAGCGCCCCGGGCAGAGCGGATTTCATCGGTGTTCTCCATGGTGGTGCGATCGGTCTCGGCCGCGCGTGCGCCGACATCGCCGACAGTGTTGGCCGCATCCGCCCCGCTGGCGATGGCAGCGGTGGTCTGGTTGTCTGACAGCTTTGCCTCGGTCTTTGCCGTGCGGGCGGTCTGGCAGCTGTTCAACGCCACCAGGACAAGGATGATGGCGACCAGCACCATCCCGAAGATGATCTTGCGCGCGAGCGGGGTAAGCCCCCGGAGGGCAGTCGGCAGCTTCACAGCCCGCGCAGGCAGATCGCCCGCTCCCTCTGGCGGCGCAGGGTCAGGCCCCGCACCTCGCGGCCCCCGGCTTTGTTCCACATCAGCATGGCATCGCAGCCGCCGCGCCAGTCGCCTGCGTTGAACCGGCGCGCGACGGTCGACCGGCAAAAGCCCCCAGTGCCTATATTGTAGGCAAGGCTTACGCTGGCCACGAGCTGGTGCTCGCGGTCAGGTGCTCGCAAACTGGGCACGCAATTCAGGACCGGCCGGGCATGCGCGATCAGCTGGCGTTCGAGACGGTCGCGGCAGCCAGCTTCGGTCTCGACCATACCGCTCCGGACGCCCTTGGTGTCGCCGTCGCAGATCGTCCATACGCCCACGATGTCGGCATAGGCGGTCAGGTATTGCGGGCCGCGCTTGTGTTCAACAAGCAGCGCGCCGTCATTGGTGACACTGGCTTCAACCTTGCGCCCGCTTTCATCCTTCGGGATCATTGTGGCGAGGGCAATGGCTGCCCCTGCGCCAACCAGCGCGACAAGTGGGCTTTTGGGCATGCCCCCGCCCGGCGACGGCGCGGTTCGGTTATTCTGCTGCGTCATCGGGCGTGCTCCCCTGATTCCACAACCGCAGGACAGTCGGCCCGAAGAAGGCGATGCCCCCGATCGCAATCGCGGCAAGCGCGCGCTGCATCGGATCTGCCGGCATATAATTGATGATCGAAAGCAGCAGCTGGGGCTGCGCCGCGAAGGCGGTCACCGCGGCGCTGATCAGCGCGGCAAACTGAACGCTCGACCATTTCCATGCCCGGCGCCATTCCGGCACCAGGTGCTTGTCCAGCCAGTCGATCATCAGCCTGCTCCTTTCGCAAAAAATTCCCACACGCCGGCAAGCACCGCCGCCAGCGTCCCGATCAGCCCACCGCCAAGCATCAACTTGGCCGCGCTCTTGAACCCGTCTTGACGGTCCGCTTCGGTCAGCAGCTTTTCGAGCCGCGGCGCGATCGACATGATCGGCAGGACGGCGCGGTGCATCGCCTCGATCTCATCGGTCAGCGCTTTCATTTCAGCGGTGCGGGCGCGGTCGCTTTCGGAGTGGGCGCGCTTCAGATCGCGGATCTCGCGGTTGAGCGTGCGCACCGTTTCCTTGAGCGTGGCGATCTCGGCGGTCGGATTATCCATTGCCGAGGTTCCGGCTCAAGACGACGTCACCTTCCCGCCAGACCACCCACTTGCCCGGGGCACAGATGCGTCCGGCATGGCCCAGGCGAACACGCCACCACGCAATGGTGCGCTCAAGCCAGCGCATCATTAGCCAAGCACCGGATCAGGCTGGGGCTGGCAGGACTGATCGCCTTCGGGGCAAACCGGATCGGTGCCGGTAGTTTCGGGATTGCAGGCGGCAAGCGCCATCGCTGCGATAAAGAGGACCGCTACACGCATCTGATTTACTCCTGGTGGTTGATTAACTGGTCGCTATCGCCGTGCCGCTGATGAGCACGGTGCGAATGTTGCCGCTGGAAATGCGGGCTTCGAGCCGGAACCGTTGCAAGCTGCCCGCCGAAAGGCCCGTGGCGCTGCGATTGCAGGTGATGGTGCCTTGCTGGCCCGTCACAATGGGATTGCCCAAGCCATCGGTGAAACCGCTGTCAGCCGCTTCAGGCGCAGGGCTGGCCGTGGCAACGCTGCCAACCGCAGTCCAAGTGCCGGGGCTGCTTTCGCGCATCCACCGCATTTCAACGCCGGTTGCACCAAGCGGCAGTTCAGGGATCAGATCGAGCGCAACACCTGATGCCGTCAGCGTGGCAGTCGTCACACCGGAAGGCAGTGTGATTTCCAAATTTCGCGGCGTCACCACCACAAAGCTGCTGCCACCAATCGACAAAAGCCCACCCGTGCTATCCGAAGGCGTTCCCGCGATCACAGGGGGCGGAACATAGGCCACGTTCACTACTGCGTCGGTCGGAATTCCGTCCGTATGGATGTAGCGGATTAGAAAACTGCCCGATTGTGTGATGTTCGACAGCGAGACCGCGCCGGTGGCGGCATTGACGCTGGCGGTTCCCGTGCCGAGGTTGACGTTCGGAAGCGGCGGATATGTCCCGCCGACAAGCAAATCGGTGCCGCGCCGTGCGGTGTGCAGAACGGTGCGGGTGCCCACATTGCCGGCTTCGCCATGGCGGATTTCCACAATTGGGAACTGGGGGACTACGCTGCGCTGCGCCGTGGCGGTAAGGTCGCTCGACAGCCGCCAGTTGAACCCGTCCCAAGTGTAAATCTCGCGGGTATCGGTGGCATAGAAACCCTGATTGACGAACTGCCCGCTGACAGGCCGTGCCGACAAAAGCCCGCTAGGGATCACGCGCTGGTTCCCGACCGGCGTCCCTACACCGGGGCCGATGCCAATGATATTCCCGTTAAGGTCCACCTCGATCTTGCCGTTATCGACGAAGACCCCGCCTGTGCCGATGCCTTGGATGCGACCACTGCCGTCAACCGTGATGAGGTTGTTCGGATCACCAGCTGGACCGGACGAAAAAGGCGGATGCACAGTCTGGCCGAGCGCGGCGCTGGTTACCATCGGTTCGGAGATGGCGATCACGAAAGAGCCCGCACCGCTGCTGAAACCGTAGAGTTCCAACCTGCCTTCAATCACGTCATTGGGTACGGTCACGAAAAACTGGACGAAGCCGTTACCGATGAAGCGAATGCCGCCGCTCGTGGTGCTGCCCGGTTCGGCAGGGATTGGATCTTGCGAGCCGTCCGCGCGAAAGCCCCATAAATTGATTGTCCATGTGGCGGCAGCTGCCCCGGCCAACTCGGCGCGGAACTGCACACTAATGCGCTCCCCCGGCGTCAGCCGGAAAGCTGGCGCGCTGGCCGGTGTGCTGCCAATGCTGATTTGCTGCCCCGCTCCGGTGGCGGTCGCCTGTGCCCGGAAAAACCGCATCCCATCAAAGATGCCGTAATCGGGCGCTACAGTTATTGCGTTGGGGTTGAACAGAATCCCCCACCCTCGGTCCGCCTCCATCCGTGAGAACGGCACGCGGTTGGCGTTGGCAGGGGCGATGCTCGCTCCAGCGGGTGCCTGGAAAAGCCGCCAATGCGCGTTCGATGACACCGGCCACACCGGCAGAGCCTGACCTGCGGATGGCGCGGCGTTGATGTAGGCCCAGGCGGCACCGTCAGGGCTCGTTACGACATCATCGATCCGGTACACCCGCGTCGCCGAATACTCGCCCTGCCAGCGAAAGCTGAATGCTGCCTCGTCGGCCGAGTGCTGTTCGAACGTCAGCTCCGCTTCCGTCGCAAGCCGCCATGCGGGTGCAGCCTTGGCCAGCTCGTCAACCGTCGCCACGCGCAGCTCGCCCGAATCGTCGGCGTTCAGCACGGCGCCGGACGAACCCAGCGTTAGAGCCTGCGCGAACAGCTCTCCGCGCAGAGACACACCCGCCACCGCGCCGACACTGTCAGCGATGCGGGCGATGATGTCTCGCGCCGTCACCTGCTCGCGCAGCTGCATCTGCAAATTGTAGGGCCGCGCGCTGTCCAGTGCCGCAAGACTGGCCGCGTTGACCGTGCCGCCCGCGATATCGGCAATCCGGCGGATGATCGCCCCAGGGCGCCGGACATAACCGCCGGTGCCGCTGTTGCTGCCCGATACATCAAAACTCACCCGCCCGTCAGGCGGCGCGCCAAGCCGGACCAGACCCTGCGTCAGACAGGTGCCCCAGCTCCCGTTCGGGATGCTGGCCGCCTTGAGTGCTGACAGATTAGCGAAGTTGCCTGCGCTGGCCCCAAGGCTTGCGAGCCGGTCATAGACAGCGTTCACCGCCTGCACGGGGCCGTGGCTGACCATCCAGACGTTGTCGATATTGTCGATCAGCACACCGCCGCAGAACCGCGCATTGCCCAGCACCAGCGGCTTAGGCTGGCCGGTCAGATCGGCAGGCCCTTCGATCCCCCCTGTGCCGCCGAACAGCGGCAGCAGCGGCTTGTCAGCCCAGCTGTCCTGCACTGCCGCATCGAAGCTGGCTGTGCGGCTTGAATCGTCAATGCCCGGTTCGCCCGTGATGCGGCCATCGAACCGCAGCACCAGCGGGCCGAGATCGGCGGTGGCGCCGCTGGTGATGTCTCCCACCCAGATCCGCACGCGGGCATCGGCAAACCGAGCGCGCGCGGCAGGCGTGGCACCAAAGGCGGCAAGGCCGATGGTGGCCACCGAAAAGCTGGTGCGCGGCGCGATCACTTGGCCAGAAAAGGCCCCACCAAAGAAATCGAGCGCGAAGTCCGGCAGCCGCGCCAGCGCCGGATCCCATTGCTCGCCGCCCAGATGGCAGGCTTCGGGCATATCATGGCTGGCAAGGCGAACGGGCACAGCTCCGCCCGACGCGTCCTGCGCGTCGATCCGGATCAGCACGATGTTCATATCAATCTACCGCGACGAAGTTCAATTCGGCCTGAAAGGCGTTCGGCACCCGGTGGATGGTGCCAAGGTTGCCGGTCAGGTGGCCGATGCCCATGCGATTCTGCCGATGGGGATGCGCATCGGGATCGGTCACAAGCACCACAGGATCGGTGTTGCCGACCCGTTCGAACAGGCGCTGCAGGCTGTCTTCGACCTCCTCACGCCGCAAGGCTGCAAAGGTCAGGCCCATACCGCGAAGCTTCGCACCCGGCCGCCGCAGCACCACGCCGCGTGGGCTGTAATCGATCTGGCCCAGATCGCGGACGCCGAACGCCGCACCATAGTTGAAATTGCGGGCAGGCTGGAATCGTTGACCCACCGCGACAAGCGCGATCTGCAACGGCACGGCTGATCCGGTATCTAACGCGATGCGGATGTAGCGGGCCGACGCAGGCGCACCGGACGGCGCCAACCAGAGCGCCTTGCCCCGGTTCGAGGCAGGCAGGACACTACCCGCGAGCAGCGGGGCAGTGCTTCCTATATAAGCCTCGGGCGGGAAGCCTGACAGGATCGGCGAATTCGAAAGGTCGACACGCCAATTCCATGAGGCGCTGGGCGCGGCGTTGCCGCTGCCAATGCCAAACAGGGCGATCGTGTCAATTGGCTGCACCGCACCAAGGTCAATGTAGATGTGGTCAAATGGACCCGAAGCTGTGCTTCGCCAAACGCGACCCATGCGAGGAATGGGCCAAGGCGCAAGGTTGGCCGCAGTAAAGCCAGCGGCGACCGTATCAGTGCTGATCGCGGCCCACTGCAGCGGGCGCATCAGAAAGGCGTTGCTCATCCGATCACCTCAAGTTCCGTCCGCTCTTCGTTCAGGTCCACCCGCCAGCGCGTGTTCAATACCGGCCCATCGAAGCCCAGCTCGACATCGGTGAGCGTGAAGGTCGGCACCGCACTGGCCGGATCTATCCATGTCAGGCCATCGCTCACCACCGCGAACCGGCGTCGAAAACTGCCCGTCAACGCTGCCTTCAGCGCCAGCACCGTGCTCGCATCGGCTGCGCTCTCGAAGAAGCCGGGTTCCGGCGCGTTGGCCTGATCCCCTGCCGCCGGGAAGCGGGTGCGGATCGCGGTGTCCTCACGCGTGACGATGCGCGCGCGCCGGGTGGCACGGATGATATCGGCGGGAAGGGCGGCCATCAGCGCTGATCCACGAACAGCCGCGGTTCGCTGGTGAAGCCGCTGCCGCCGTAACCATTGCTCAGCAGCGCGGAGATGTTGTCGTTCATGGCGGTCAACAGGCGCGTGTGATCGGCGAGAATGTAGGCCGCATCCTGCGTGTTCTGCGCAATCGCCTGGCTGAAAGGATCGCGGGTGTCACCCGGACGCGCGGCGGCCTGATCGACAAATCCAATGGCCTGCCCGGTCAGCGCGCGGATCCGGTCGAAGTCTGTAAAGAAACCGCCCGAGCTGGCGTTGCTCTGACGGCTGATCGACAGCAGCAACTGGCTGGCCTGCGTGAAGCCGTCCTGATTGATTGAACCGGCGGCGGTGCGCGCCTTTTCCTCGGCGGCAGCAATCTCGGCCGCGCTGGCACCACCGGCGCGCAGCCGGTCAACCTCGGCCCGCGCGCTTTCGGCAGCGGTGATCTGGGCGATGAAGGGCTGCAGCTGCCGCTCGGCCTCCTCGCGCTGTTCGCGCAGCGATAGGGGCGAGTTCGACCCGGCGTTAAGCGACGCGAGGAAATCCTTGAGTGACTGCGAAGCTGCCCCGATGCTGGCGATCGCATCGGCCTTTTCCAGCTCCCACAGCTGCCGCGCCTGGGCGATCTGTTCCGCGCTGGCGCCGCCTTCGATCAGGACATCGTTCAGCATTTTGAACTTGTCGTACAGTTCATCCAGAGCCGCGCCGAGCGGGTCCATCCGGTTACGCAGCAGCTTGGGGATCTGCTCGATCATCATTGCCTTTTCGAGCTGCTTTTCCAGATCACCGCCCTTGCGCAGCAGGTTCTGGCTCGCCTGGTTGATGCCGGTGATTGCACCGTCGGCGATGGCATCGGCCACGGCAAAGGCGATCGCTGCCGCCTGATCCTGATTGAAATCCCGCCCGCCCTGCGATTTCTTGAGCAGGCCGCGCCCGGTCGGGTCGACATGGAAGCTGTCGCCGCTCACGCCGATTGATGTGGAAAAGCGGCCGACCCCGCCGCCGAGACGCTCGGCAATGCTGAGCAAGGTGCCGGACACTTGCCCCGCAAGGCTGCCCGCTGTGTCCTGAGCTCCGCCCTTGTTGTTGCCGCTCAGGCTGAAAGTGTTGGCACCCGTCAGGTTGGCAGCGCCGCGCGGCGTGCCCGACAGCAGCTTGGGCAGCAGGCTCCCCGCCAGCGCGCCGACAACAGCACCAACAGGCCCGCCGAACGCGCCGAGTGCGCCGATCGAAGAGCCTAGCGCCTGCCCGCCGATTGAGCCCAACATGCCGCCGAGCTGGCTGCCCTGTCCTCCACCAACCAATGATGTCGTAATTGAGCCGAGGCCAAGCGCAAAGCCGGGGTTCTGGAGGAAACTCCCACCTCCTCTTTGGCCAAGCGCGGTGCGCGCAGCAGCCCCGGCCAGCCCGCCGCCGCCTTTCATAATCGGGCTGCCAGTGATGTAATCCGGCAGGCGAGAGCCATCCATCCCGAAGATGCCGCCACCAAAGCCGGTCATAGTCGGGCCATTGTCATTGGCCGCGCCAAAGCCGCCAAGCCCTGCAAAAATGCTGGCCAGCGGTGACCGGCCCATCGCCCCACTTGCCGCAGCGTTGAAATTGAACGGCTGCCCCGCAATCATCGCCAGCGTCCATTCCGCCGCGATTTCCGCGATCATGCGCGTGCCCTCATCCTTGAAGCTGCGCCACAGATCACGGGTGCCGCCACGGAACGCGACCTCGTAAAAGTCGGCGACATCAAGGATCGCCTGCTCGTGAAGGCGGCGATAGGCTTCGGCCTGCTGTTCGGCGATGCGTTCCGCCCGTTCCGCCTGCCGCGCGGCCTCGCGGTCCATCTCGGCTCCGGCCTTTTCGGCGGCGGCACTGCCCACGGCCTTTTGTGCCGCGTTGCCTTGGTCAATCAGCAGCTGCAGGCGATCTTTGTCCGCCTGCGTCAGCTCCCGCGTGATTCCCAACGCTGCGGCCAGCGCTTCGACTGTTTCATTTACGGCAAGAGGATGCTGGCGCAGGAATCCCAGTTCTACCTCGGCGCGGGCGGCCGCCTCGTTGCCCTGTTCGGCGCGGATGCGCTGCACCTGCGCGCTGTCATCCTGCGCCTTCAGGGTGCGGGCGATGGCATCGCGCAGCTGTTCTTCGTTGCGGATCGCTTCCTTGGCGGCGCGTTCGGCCTCACGCTCGGCAGCGGACTGGGTCGCATTGCGCGCACCACCGCCGCCGGTGCGGCGCGGGCTGCCACCGCCTGTGACGCGGGGCGGCGCCGCTGCGGCGGAGTTCGTCGCGCATCTGCGGAGTGAACGGATCGCGCGCGTTAAGATCCGTGCGGGGATTATAATTGCTCGCGTAGTTTTGGAGGGTGCGATAAAAATTTATCGTATCCCCTGTGGCCTTCACGGCCGACGCGGCCAGGTCAGTCAGCTGCGCTGCAAAATTGCTGATCGCATCGGCGTTTTCCGCCACCACCTTTGCCACGCTGCGGGAAAGCTGGTTTTTCATTTCCTCGATGTCTTTGTTCAGACGATCAAGGTCTTTCAGCTCTTGTTGAGTAAGCACCCCGCCGAATTTGCCTGCCTCGACGGCCGCCTGGCTAAAGCCGTCCGCTCCGTTCAGCAGCAGGGGATAGATGTTCTTGAACTCATCACCCAACAGCTGGGTACCCACTCGCAGGCGTTCGGCAGGATCCTCGATCTCTGCAATGCGCTTTGCCAGATCTAGCATCACCGCATCGGTGGCGCGGGCCTGACCGGATGTGGTTTCGAAGCCAATGCCAAGATCGACAAAGGCCTGCTGCGCCTGCCGGTTGCCAGCAGCTGCCTCGCCGATTTTCTGGGTGAGCTCGCCAAGCGAGCCCGTGAAGTCGTTGGCGCTGACACCGGCGTTCGATGCCGCCAGGCGCCAGACCTGCAGATCTTCCGCGCCGATGTTGAACTGGCGCGAGGTGCTGAGGATTTCAGAACCAAGATCGGTTGCGCTGCTGATCGCGGCCCCTATGGCGGTCCCAAGCGCGGCAAAACCAGCTGCACCCAGAAACCCTTTAACGAAGCCACCGCCCGCTCTGGTGCCCGACTGCTGAGACGCCGATTCGGCGGCGTCCGTCAGGTCCTGAAACTTGACCTTGAAATCGCGGTCAAACTCCTCGCCTGCAAGGCGCAGCTTCACGATGACGTCGCGGTTTGCCATGCCTTGCTCCTTTGGTCTGGCTCAGTGAGCCACTTGAATTTTTATGAATTCGATCAGATAATTGGTGGTCTAAAACGATAGGAGCAGAGACCATGCGGCGTGCCATGTTCAACATCGCGAACACGATCAGCGTGATCTCCAGCCTGCTCGCTTTCCTTGTGCTCGGCTTTGGGCTCCTGCGTTCTGTCACCGGTGAAACAGCAATTGGTGATTTCGTGGCCGCCGGGGCGCTGGCAGTTGTGCCCTATTGCTTTGCCGGGGCATGGCACCGGAGCATCGGACCAGAGCCGGACCGCGCGCCAGACAGCTAATCCAGCGCCGCAATTCCCTTCGCGTATTCCTCGATCATCCGTCGGTAAGCCCGTTCGGCCGCGCTGCTTATTGACACCCGGTTTGCGTGGGGCTGTTCCTCGATCAGCGCGAACACCGCGACCGTCCCCGTTTTGGTCACATTCTGGCCGCCCTTGCGGCGCTCGCTCGCCAGCTTAGCCGGGTTGAACCCACCAGGGCCGATCGCGCCATCAGCCACCAGCAGCGGCGTTTTGCCCGGGCGGAACAGCGGGCGCAGCTTAGCCCTGAACCGCCCCTCCCACTGACGCGGACTGATGTTCCGGCCTAGACTGGTGCCCAGCGCCGCCTTAAGCGGCACCGCCAGATACTTGTTGCCCACTGCCCGGTTGGTTCCGGGCAGCGACCAGTATTCGATCAGACCCTGTGTTCGCCGTCCGCCATTGCCAAAAACCTCGCCCGTCGGATTCTTGGCGGGCGTGTTACCTTTCGGATAGACAGCGCTTTTCCATGCACGCCAAGCGTTGCCCTTCGCCGCTGCGCGGGTCTGGGCTTCCAGATCCTGTTCCAGCGCGCGTGTCGCCTTCTGCACCGCGCGTGTGCCGGCCAGATAGATATCGCCGCGCAGTTCGAAACTGATCTGTTTAACGTTCGGCAGATCAACCTTCACCCGCATCGCGCCGTCCTTCCGTCAGCCAGTGATCGAATAGGGCGAAAGCTTCGATCGCCAGTGCCGGCTGATCACAGTATCCGCCGCCCGACGGCATCACCATCGGGCCGATGCCGACCATGCCAGCCCCGCGCGTGGCGCGCAGCTGCGCCCAGGTCTGCACCAACGACCGTGCCCAGCGTGGGCAGGTGAACAGGGGGTTCTCTGCAAAGGCGAACCCGCCAATTTCCCAACCGCCTTCGACGCTGCGCGGCAGGCGGAAATCGCCCGGCGAAGTGAACAGCGCAAAGGCGGCTCTCAGTTTTTTTCCTCTCCCGCCGCGTACTGGAAATTGTACGCCCGGTTGCCCGCGGCATAGATCAGGGCAGGATGGATGCGCCGCATCACGCTGTCAGGAATGGTCCCCGACTTGTCGCGCTCGAACGCAACCGGCTTCCCATCGGTGCCGGTGATCCTCTCCCAGTCATCGATGAAGCGCTGGAAGGACAGGATAGGCATCAGGTTGCGATACCGGGCGTTCTGTTCGACGAGCTGGCGATAGGCGGGCCAGCTTTTGGCGAGGATGACCTCGATCTCGGCGATCTGGGCACGCTCTTCCGGGCTGATCTCTGCCCGGTCGCCATCGCTGTGAAAGCCGCGCAGCAGCTCTTCCAGTTCAGCCGCGTCGTCACCTTCGCACAAGGCATGCACCCCGGCGATGGCCGTATCGAGCATGACGAAGGCCGGAACAGGGGCGGCCTGATGCCGCCCCTCAAGTTCGGCATCGAATGCGCCGCGCTCGATCAGGGATGCCATGCGGATGCGGAAACCGGGGCGGGTGTCTTCCGAACCCTCCTCCGGTTCGGCGCCAGGGCGATACCAGGTGTGGTCCTGCATCCGCCCCGCCTCAGTAGAAGCACAGGACAGCATCGCTGTCCCGCGTTTGCGGATCGAGGCCGGAATTCAGGGCCAGCAGCGAAAGCTCTTCGGTCCGGTAGATGCCCCGGCGGCCCGGAGAGATATTGGCAGGCTGCGTCAGCGGGGCAGTCAGCGACCACCGGTTGCCGGTCACCGTGCCGCAGCGGATGACTGCCGAATAGCGGTTGCCTGCTTCGATATCGGCGATCACGTTGCGGGTCGACACCAGCGTGTCGATCGGGTCGAGCGTCAGCGTGGCAGCGCGGCGACCGATGTCTGCCGGGCCGAAACCGAACGGCGTGTTCGGATCATCGGTCACTTCCATCGCCTGACCGGTCGCCAGCGCCCAGTTGCGGATCGCCAGCGGCAGCCGGTTGATCAGGACGGAGGTGTTCACGCCGCTTGATCCCATCGCCAGCGTGGGCGCGGTGTGCTGCGCAACAGTGTCGGCCGGGCGCGAAACGTCGCTCTTGCCCAGATAGTTGCCCATGAAACGGAAGGTCATAAAGCCGGGGCGAGCCGTCTCGCCTGCAAAATCAACCATGCCGCGCAGGCCAACGAATTTCCGCAAGACGCCATCTTCGTAGATGTAGAGCGTGCCCGAGGGGTGATCGACGGCGCGGGCGGCGGCGTCCGAAGGGCTGGTCGGCGCATAGGTCCAGTTGACCGGAAGAGCCGCGTTGACCGTCGCACCCAGCGCAACGCCGAACACATCGGTCAGCTGGGCAACGCGCGCTGCGGTGTAATCGGTGACATGCGCGATCCGGCCACCCGAAGAACCGCCGGTCAGGGCGAGCGGCATGCCGCGATACAGCTGCGCGGTGGAGGCGAATGGCGCGCCCAGTGTGGCCGAGTTGACCGTGCCGGATGCAAGTGCGGTCGATGCAACTGCTGCCGAAAAGAACCCGCGCCAGCCACAGGCAGAAAGCAGCGCATGGTGCGGCGGGCGGACGCTGGATGAATAGGTGGTGCCAGCGCCAGCGCCCTTGATCCGGACCCGGAAGGTAATTTCGGCTGCCTGACCAATGATCAGCGGCGCGGCGGCGGCGAGCGAACCATTCGCCTCCTGCGATGCTTCCGACCGGTACGGGCCGTTGTATTCGACGCTGTCGACTTCGAACGGGAAAGCGTCTTCTGCCAGCGGGTTGGCGTCGACACCTTCGGTCGTTTCAATCCGGAAGCGCATGGCAACATTGCCGTGGCGAATTCTGCTCATGATGGTCTCCTAGGCCAAGTGTCAGGCTTGCTGCTGCGGTTCACCGAACCGCGTGTGGTAATGAATGTTGAGTTCGAGCCCGAAGCCGAGCCGGTGATCTTTCGCGCGTTCGGCCACGGCCATATCGAGCCGGACGATCCGGATCTCCGTGGCGAGGCCGCCGAGCACGGGCTGCGGGAAAAGCGCCTCGATCACCGCTGCATAAAGCGCGTTGGCCGCCGTGTGCGGCACGCCTCCGGTAACAAAACCGTCAATCCCGACAGACAGCACAAAGGCCATCTGGTCGGTCTCTTCCTCTTCTTCGGCGATGCGGTCGCCCTGGTCGAAGATAAACAGCGCGGGAAACCGCGTCGGATCGCCGCCGGGCATGCGCCGGAGTTCGGCAACCGCCGGGGTCGCGATAGCCGCGAGCCGAGTTTCAATGGCGGCAAAGATCTGTTCGCGGACCGCTGTCATGCCGATTTCACCGTCACGCGGAAGGCGTCGACATCGTCCAGGTCAGCAAACTCGATCACGTTCCAGATCGCTCCGGCACCGTTGCGTTCGATCAGGATGTCACCTTCGCGCGGGGTGCCGATCAGATCTTCCTTGCGGATCTCGAAGGTGAGTTCGCGCGGGCTCTGATCGTCCATAAGCATTCCCGCCGCGCCATGCGTGCGGACGGCATAAAGCGATTTTGATACCACCCCGGCACCGGTGTAGCGCACCAGCTTGCCCATCGCGCGGTGAATGGCGCAGGCCGCGGCATCGCCGCCGGGGAGATCAGTCACTTGTCAGCCTTTGCCTTTGGCGAGCAATCGGTCGCCGATCCAGCAGCGATCAGCGCCGCAGCGCGGGTCAGCGCGATCTCGCCTGCATCGCCGCCAACGGTCAGCTTGTCGCCCGCATCGCGGCGCGCGCCGCCATTATCGGCCGCAGGCGTGTTGAGACGGATGGCTTTCACGCTTCAGCCCCGCCATTTTCGCCTTCGCCGTCAGCATCAGCCTCCGGCTCATCGCTGGCGAATTCTGGCGCTGGCACGCCCCGCGCATCGAACATGCTCTTCCTGATCACCCGGCGCTGGCTCACCGCGCGGTCGAGCTCATCTTTCGAAACGCCGGTGATTTTCTCACCCTCTTCGAAGGCCTTGCCCTCGATCAGGATTGTCGCGGCAGCGACCAGCGGATCGGCCGGGGCTGTCTTCTTTTTCTGTGTGGTGGTCATTTTGGGTTCCTTGCTGTCGCTTGGGGTCTGCCCCGCACCTGGGATCTTGGGAGAGAGGAGGGGCGAGGCAGGCCGCAAGTCCGGGGGCAGCGAACGGCGCGCCGCCCCCAGATGCTCACGATGACGATCAGGCCGCCGGGGTCAGCGCGTCGACCATCGCGGCAAAGCTCGCGGCGTTGCGCACCGCGAAATCGACGTCCTGATAGGCGTGGATGCGAACCGTGCCGGCATCGGCCCCGGTGTAGGGGTTCACCAGCAGATCAAGGCCGCTCCACATTCCAAGGATCAGATCCGAGAAGTTCCCGAAGATCACAGCCGAGCAGACTGCGCCCGAGCTGCCCTTGACCAGATTACCTGGCACCTGATTGGACACGCCGGCACGGTAACCGTTCAGCGGCTCCGTGCCGCCATCCCAGATCGGCATTTCGGTGCCGGTTCCGAACTTGACCGTCTTCTTGGTGTGGCCACGGGTGCGGGCGTTGACCAGATAGCCGAGGTTGTTGATGTCGGCATTGGCCACTGCGACCTGCGTTTCGAGATCGACGATGTGGCCGTAGTTCAGAGCTGCACCGTTCGCGCCTCCGACCACCGCGCCGATACCGGCCGTGTTTAGGATACCGCGAGGCTGGTTGGAAGCACCACTGCCGTTGATCCCCGCCGCATCGATCGCCAGCGCCAGCACCATGGCCAGATCCATACGAACGAAGCTTTCAACATCCATCGAGCTCTGCAGGAGCAAGCGGCGGCTGATATCGGTGAAGGCCGCAACGGTCTTCGGGGTCAGCGGCACCTGACCAAAGCTCTGCTGGCTTTCGGTCGGCGCGGCATTCTCCGCGACCCAGAAGGCGGTCGCACCGCCGGTCTGGCGTGGGATAGCGAGATTGCCGACCAGATCGGTCATCATGCGAATACCCATCTGGTTCAGCGCCAGCTGGTTCCGCAGCAGATCGATGAAGGCCGAAGCCATCAGATCGGTGGCAACGGTGTTGCCGCCGTCAGCCGCCGTGCCGACGATCAGATCGCGCTGGCCTTCGACCAGAGCGGATCGGATAACGTCGACCGGGATCGTCGCATTGCCGCGATGGTCACGGCCAGAGCGCTGGCGCGCAGCGTTCGAAGCTTCGAACTCGAAGCCTGCCGCTTCACGGGCAGCCCGATCATCCGGGTTGGCAAGGGCGTTCAGCAGCCGGATGAAGCTGAAGTTGCGGGCTTCACGGGCGGTCAGGCCCACTTCGGCGCTTTCGGGCGTGCGGATTGCCGATGCCGGGCCAGCGCCGCGCTGATAGTCGGCGATGAACTGGTCCATGCTGCGACCATCGGAGATCGCGGCAGTGGCGAGGTCGGCGCAATTGAGCCGCTCGCCCATCGCCCGGATATTGTTGATGCGATTGCGCTCTTCGCGCCGGACATCGTCGGCACTTGCACCAGCAGGCGCTGCCGGGATCACAACCGGGGTGGCTTCGCGGGTTTCGGTGACCGGGGCCGGAGCAGCAGGCGCGGCAGCGGGGATGGCGGGCGCAGTGCCCCCGCCGGCATTACGGGTTGCACTCATGTCATCGTCCTCTTCGTTTTGAAGCAATGTGCGCGGGTCAAAGCCCGCAGGCTCGCCGTCGCGGCCAACACCCACCGAAGGATCGGCGGGCACGGCCACTAGGCTGATTTCGTAGGGTTCCCAGTCAGTGGCGCGGTAGGTTTCCTGCCCGTCCTTGGCTTTCTCCAGCACAAGCTCGTGGATCCGGTAACCGACACTGACCAGCTTGCGGATGCCGTCTTTGACATCGTCGAAGATCTCTTGCGCTCGTGCCGATTTGCCAAACCGAACAACCGCATAAGCCTTTTTGCCCTTGATCCAGGCGCGTTCCACAACGCCCACCTGGTCGCGGGTGTTGTGATCCATCAGCAAGGCACCGCCCGCGTTCAGGCGGCCAAGCCTGACGGAGGCGGACTTGTGATCCAGGACCTCGGTTCCCCACCAGCGCTGGTAGGGTTCTTCCGAGGAAAAGCTGAGCTCGACAGTGCGGGCCGCTTCATTGATCGTTTCGGCGCGGACCTCGAAGGCCAGCTCGCGGGTCAGCTGTTCGGCGGGCAAGGCCTCGCCGTCGCGGACAAGCATCGTCGCGGCCGCCGCCACACTGGCGGCGCCGAGCAGCGCAATCTTGGTCATCGTCGTTACTCCTGTTCTTCAACCGGCGCGGACGGGGCTTGCTGCCCACCTGCGCGCGGGGCAGCAAAGCCGCGTTCCTGCTCTGCATCGAGCTCGGCCCAGACCTCTTCAGGATCGCGCCCGCGCTCGCGGATGATTTCGCCCCGGCTCTTGATCCCCAGCGCCACCGCTTCGCGCAGCGCCATGATGTCGCTTTTCGGATCGACCCACTCCCAACGGCGTCCAAAGAACATCGGCGCGTTGAACTTGTCGAACTGGGCAAACGGCAGGCTGGAAAGGTCCCGATCGTAAATCAGCGCGCGGGCCAGCCACCATTCATAGACCGGCACCTTTACCGTTTCGATGTACCAGCCCTGCAGCTGCTTCCACATTTCACGCTCATCGATCGTGCCCGATCGGATGGATGAGAAGTTCACCTGCGTCAGATCGCCTGTCAGACCGTGGTAGCTGACAAGACACCCCGTCGCGATGGTGCGCGACAACGCCTTCACGAAGGGATCGTAATTGGCGTGCGGATAATCAGGATCCCATTCGGCCAACTCATAGCCATCAGGGATGACATCGAACTGCCCGGGCGCAGCCTCGCTGATGAAGTCCTGCCCGGAATCCAGCGGCTCGCCGTCAGCTTCCTCGTCAACCCGCATCGGAGCACCGGCTTCCGGGTCCTTCTGCTGGAAGAAACCCATCTTGGCCGCACCAACATTGGCCGCGACCTGAGCCGCTTCCTGATACTGGTCTAGCATCTTGGCGCTGCGCAGGGCCGCATAAGCCCAGGGCACGCCGCGCCACTGGTTTACCTCTTCCGGCACGAACAAGTGAATGATCTGCTCCGCCGGGATCCGGTCGTAGTGCCGCGACCAGTTGCCGTGGATGTCGCTGTTGTTGGTTTCCTTGCGGATCCAATAGGCGACAGGCTTCATAAAGGCATCGAACTCGACCGCCATCCGGATGCGATGGCCATTGGCAAGCTCGCGGTTTAATTCTTCGTCGAGCACATGGCCCGGCAGCAGCTGTAGCTGGCAGCCGTGAATGCCGCGATCGCTCCCCTCGACCTTGCGGATCAGCACTTCGCCGTCGCGGGCAACCATCGCAATTGCAAGCGCGTCGAACTGATTTTCGCTCAGCCGACCGGTGACATCATGCTGGCCGATCTTCGCCCAGCGTATGTAGGCCGCCTGCAACCGTGCACTATCCTGTTCGTCCCGCGAGCCATCGGCGCGTCGCGCATCGACCTTCAGCGTGAAGCCTGCTGGGCCAACCACGTTGTTGCGTACAAGCGAACCGAACTTGCGCCCGTATTCGTTGTTCCGGAAGAAGTCCCGGCTGCGTGCCCGCATCTTGCGAAGGTCGCGGTACAGCGACTGGTTGACGTTCTGATCGTTCGTCGTCCAGCTGCTGGTGAGCCTATCTTGCCGCCCAACCTCGAAGCTGCGCGTCA